GTCGGAACTATGCGTTGGGGATAAAATCCCATCGTACTTCCTAGGATAATCGCTATCAGCGACTGTCCCCGGTCCGTGTTTTGGGTGAAGCTTGGACCAGTCAAAACCATTGAAAATGGTTTTTGCAAGACGATTTGAAAGGTAGAGAATAGGATCTTCTGGCATCTCTGCCGGAAGCTCTTCTTCAATTACCTTATAGTTTCGAATTGCAGCTTCGACCTGATAATCAGGTATACCATCCGAAGACTGAGCTTTATTAAAACAAAAGCACAACTGACGTATGGTACGGACGGCAATAGCCGCCTCGTCGCTATCTGGTCTTGCTACGCACAACTCAACGAGAGAGTGGAGGAATACGGGGTAAGACCCTTTCATCTTCCAACCTTGAAGAGGTAACCAGTCGCCTTTCTCCAACGAAAGGAGAAAGTTGTTCCCAAATTCTGGGAGTTCGGTTGACAAGAAATGCCAACCGCGGTGGTTGTAACAATTGATTACGTGCGCAGAATCCAAAGGATCTAATGCTAAGTCGCGAAGAAGAGCTTCAAGAAAAGCCCTTGTGGCTAATTTGGTAGACTCAACTTCGCTTCCGCGTTTATGGCTTTTCAGCATGGGGCTATGTGGATAAACTACATGACTCCATAACCAGCCGTGTCATCAACTAAGTCTCCCCGCGTAATAACGCAGCAACGTTGGCATCAACGGACATGAATATTAATAAAATTAGTGAAATCAGTCCGTACGAAGCTACTAGTGACCGCCGTGTGCTTAGGGGCCTCAATTACGAGGTACATCCGATAAGTGGACGCGACGTCACCAGTGGCAGCGTTGGCACCAAGATCGATGAGGCGCTCGTACTTAATACGACGAGTAGCCTTTTTATCGATAGATTGGTCCACGATGACCATGTTGCGGAAGGGATAGGCAGAGTTCTCATTAACATACCGACCACCATTTCCGTCGATTGGACGGAAGGTTACGGTTGAGAGAACTAAGTTGGGCGAACCAAGCATGAAGGAAACACTCGACTAAGGTGGTCAAACAGACTATCTGAAGTTCAGAGAATTCTTCAGAAGGGCTGCGGATATTCCTAACTTGCGCTGTGACCAGTCAGTTAATGGCTGAATCAGAGGCAACTTATAAGGCTCGAAGGAAGAGATAACACGACGCGAATAAATCGTGCCGTAATACTTTCCGGGAAGCTTATAAGTAGGCAAGTAGGTACCCCAGTAGCGGGAGTTCCAGGAAACATTCACTGTGAACTTCACTTTCCAGGATAGGGTGAGCTTCGGTTTTATGCGAATCTCGGTCCAGCTCTCGCGTTGGGCGGCAAAGAGGTCCCCGATAGGGACAATCCAGTCGACCAACCACGAGAAAGGCAACGCGTTCCACACAGTAGCGACGTCAAAATGAATTCCGAGTTTATCAAGACCGGAAGACAAAAAGGCGAAGGACTCCAACATGGGGATGTCGTAATCGACAAGCCCAGCTACGCGGCAGAT